GCTTCCGCTTGCGGATCTGCACCATGAGCATCGATAGCAAAGTTAAGAGCAATGTCATGTTTTACTTCATCTTGAACGTTTGATAAGAGAAGTTTTCTAGATGCCTCTGGAACTTCAGTAAGTGCTTCTTGGATAAAATCCCCCACTGGTAATTCCATATGCCGTACTGCCAAAGCACGTTTAATAACATCGACTGCTTCATCTTTTATAAATCCTTTGCTAGTTTTTACAGGAGTCCAAGTCCTCTTTCTAGCCAATAGCTTATCGTATGGGTTCATTCTGCACAATCGCAAGTTGGTTCTTTATCTTCTAAAAGTTCACTCAAATAATCCTCAACATCTACTTCATCTAAAGCAGCATATACGTCAGATTTATCTTGAGTATCAGGCATTACCTGTAAAGAATAGTATAAACTTTTTAGCGGAGAATTTAACCACCTAGCCATGAATTCTCTATTCATTTCTGTCATATCTGACCACCAATTCATTGAAATTGCGTGTGCCTTATGGGTTTTATCCATCATGACTTGCCATTCTGCATTTAATTCAAAGAAAGTATCCCAACCTACATCTTGTGCAATCTCACACTTAGGATTAAATTGATAACTTTGCACACCAAGAGTACTACTATCACGATCTACTTCTCTACTTATTGGTGGTGATATTTCAGGTGATGTTGTATAACCTTCTCTATCTTTATAGCGATAAGCACAAGACGCAGTAGGAGCAATAGTAAAAGCTCTAGACATACCAAATCTTTCTGCTACTTTAGTAGCTTCTTTATAACCACACTCCAAAGCTACTACTATTGCATGGGCCATAGTAATACCTGCTGGAGGTTCTGTATTTGGATGAAGGTTTCTAAACCTTAAAGCAGATACAAAAGCATTGTAGGTAACACCTTCAATAGCCAATAAATTAGCTAAACCCAAAACACCTAAACCTACTTGCTTATCTTTTCTTTTATAAATACCTGATTTATCTGCACCTGTTTGTTGATAAAGAAGACATAAAAATTCCATACCATGAACAAAGGCACTAGGAATTTCACTTACATTTTTAGTACCAGCTAAATTTACATGAGAAAGTAAACAAGTATCTCTAGATTTAATTAAAATTTCTTGACAAACATTGTGATAAATTCTTTCACCTTCATCATCATATTGTTTTTTAACAATCCATATATCACCTTTTCTAGCTCCATCCATTATTGCTTTTAAAACATCTGGTTTATTGATTACATCGTCATCAACATTAACGCAACGTTTAACCCAAGGTATTCGACCACGATCATACTGAATAAACTCAATAATATCAGCATGATCCCAATCGCAATGGATACAAATTGCACCATTTCTGTAGGTACCACCTCTTCTAAGGACTTCGTTGAACTTACTATAGATTTCCATGAATCCACATGGTCCTGACGCAACCATTCCATGTTCATTTTTTGTACCTTTTGGACGCAACTTACTTAAATGGATAGCAACACCAGCTCCATAACGCAATGCTTTGGAAGCAAACAAAAAACTAGCTTCAATACCATCCTCATGTTCGTCCATTGTGTCTTCGACAACGAATACAGTACATGACATCGGATAACGTCTTGTAGGCTCTTTTAGCCAGCTATCTACACGACCTGTTACTGCTAAAGATGGAGTGAAATGATCTTTAAGTTCTGGTTTTGTAAATACTTTAAGTTTCATAGCTGTGTAAGATCAGGCTTTTGATAATTTGGACCTTTTTGAACCTTTCCATTTTTAAAGGTAAAAGGAAGTTTTGTGTTATTTGAAGATGCAACTTTACTAAACGCAACATCTACATCCACGTTCATTGAATGTAGCAAACCATAAGTAACCCAGATTAAATCACAGGCTTCTTTAATGACATCCGCACGTTCGAGATTATTGTGAGCATTAAGAAGTTCATAGAACTCTTCTTCAATGAACACCATTTGAAGATCTTTTGCTTCATCATCATCAGGTGTCGCTAATTGTCCCGCAGAAAGCATCCAAGTCTTTACCATGTCTGCGTTCGGTGTTTGACAACTCATCGGTTTCTAAAAGGGACTTGTATAAGGATACATCGTGAGGTTTCATTTTGGTTTTTTCACGTTCAATTAAACGTTCAAGATACCATTTAGCTTTTTGTAAATCTTCTAAACCGTTTTTTTCCTCATAACGAGTCACATATTTTATGATGTTTCCTTCAAGGAAATCAAATTTATGACTCTCAATGTAGTCGATGCATTCAACTACGGCTTTATCGTATCCGTAGTAGGAAGGATTGGTGGGGTCCATAGATCAATGTCCTCATTAGGGTATTCGGTAGCCCTAAGAATACGGGCTAACCGTGCCTGAGTTAAGGCATGATCTTCACTTAAACCTTTTTTCTTATAAGTATCTACTACAACTCGCCATGCGGAGGTAGCATCGAAGTCTTCAATGGGTATGAGTTTTTCCGCAGTCTTCTTACCAATGGTGGGGCAGCCACTATAGCCGTCAACAGTGTCACCAATGAGACACTGACGGTAGAAATAGGCATCAGCTTCATCCTCCGAAATTAAATAAACATCTCCATCATCATTAAGATGAAAACCAGGAATTTGTTGTAAATCCTTGTCACCAGACCATATAACAGGCGATTGATCTACCAATCTGGTCGCTAAAATGCCAAGAATATCGTCTGCCTCTAGTCTATACCAGCACTCAGATGGATAGGAATTTTCAACACGTTTTCTAGCTTCTTTAAAACCTACAGGTTTAATTCTGTGCCATGTGCCTCTTCTATTTCCTTTATAAGTAGGATCTACTTTATTTCTAAAGTTATCTGTAGAAGTCCAGCAAAGAGTAACTTGAGTAGCTTTTACTTGATCCTTCTTTTCTTTTAAAAAGGATTCAAAAAGAAATTCAACTTCTTTTACATTTAGATGAGTTGTAATTACGTCAGGTATCCATTCAATTTCTGCTTCACAAACTTTGACAGCTTGAAACAGAAGCATATCTGCATCAACTAATAAGTGCATCAACCTAACCACTTCTTACTTGCATAAGCTTTAGGCAGCTTATATTCCGTTTTACTAACCTTCCTTTTGTTCTTTGAAGTCATTAGATTCTTTTTCATCTTCAACCACCTTATATGCTTTTAATAAATAATTCAGAGCTTGTATGACACCTTTTGGATTGTCACCTAACTTACCTATGCCTGTGTTGCAATTAGAGCAAAGCCATCCTCTATGTTCTTTAGTTTTATGGTCATGATCCCAATGCAACACAGAAGTAGTATCACCACAGCATTCACATGGTGTTCCTCTGTCTGGAGCTGATTGTCCTTTACGCATTTTGTAATAAAGATTTTGATTTAAACAAGCACATTCTTTACATTCAGGTCTAGTCCATGTTCCATTTGCATGGAAATCTGCTAAATATTTTTCTTGGCCACAAATTTTACAAACTTTAGTGACATTCTGCCCAGTTGTTTCCAATTTTATATTCACTTTCAATGGGTATTCTGATTTTAAGCTGTTTACCTGCTTTTTCAGAAGCTTTGGTGACAATTGATGCAAGCTGTTCTGAATATTCAGCTCTAACTGCAAATTGGATTTCATCATGAATGTGTGCAAGAAATGTCCAATCTTTGCCATATGTTAAACCTTCAATTATTAAATCGTCATAACAAATGTTATACCAAAGCTTACTTACAATTGCACCACAGCTCTGGAGTAAAAAGTTTAATGCGCTATGAGAGGAGCGAATCTTAATAGGTCTACCGTCAATAGCTTTAATAACTCCATCTTTTTCAGCTTTTGCTGTTACTCTTTTAGTAAGCTCTGCTAAAGCTGGCATATTTTTGTAATATCTTTGCTTTAGTTTTTTACCATTTTGGCCAGTGATCTTGCTAAGACGTTCTGATCCAGCCCCATAAATAAGGCCATAAAAGAACGTTTTTGCAAGATCCCTTGACTCTAAACCAGCCGCCAACTGGTTTGCTGTATGGATGTCGCCCTCAATGACTTCCTTAGCAAACTTTCCATTGTCGAACGGCCATAGGTACGAGCTTAAAGCTCTTGCCTCAATTCCAGAAAGATCAACGCCCACCTGTTTGGTGAGTTCCCCTACCCCCGAAAACTCATACTTACTTAATCGCCCTTTAGGGATTGACAAAGGTAGAACGTTAGGTCCAAACAAAGCTCGGCACTCCGATCCCAGTACTGACCTAACGGCAGGACACTGGCTCATGTTGGGGTGAACGTGACTTGCTCTCTGAGTAGCACAACCAACCGTAATAACACTTCCATGAATACGATTGTCCGACTCAACCAGTTTTAACCAAGCATTGCTACCAGTACTTAGTTGGCCAAGTCTTTTTTGAAGAGTAAGCGAAGTAACAAAATCTTCAGCTCCAGAAATATCCTTAAGAACCCCTTCATCAATTTTAGGTTTCCCTGTATTGGTGAAAACTTCTGCACTCCACTGCAGATGGTTCTTTAAAACCCAAGCTATGTGATCTCTAGAGTTTGGATTCAAAGGAACCAAGCGACACATAGTTGCTTGAGCTATGTATCCCCTAGAAGAATCATTGCGCTTAGGA